TGGACAAGATGCGACTTGGTGGTGGTGGACGTTTCGAAAAGCTGATCGGCAGTCTTGAGAAGAAGGGTGTGAAAGATCCGAAGGCTCTTGCCGCCGCGATTGGCATGAAAAAATACGGCAAGAAGCGGTTTTTGTCTCTTGCTGCCAAAGGCCGTCGCCGCGCGCTTCGCGAGGCTAACGCCTAGGATATTTGCCTTTGGAATACGGCTTTTTCGCCGACTCCTTATCGACGACAAACTTCTCAGGCTCCGCGTAGTTCCATGAGATGTCGCCGTTCGACCCGCGCTGGATCATAATCGATCCGGTGACTTTTCCGTCTTTGTCCGTCATGCCGGAACGGTCAGCCCGTTTCGCCATGCCGAGCATGAAACGACGAGGGTTATGGAATCCAACCTCCTTCATCACAATCACCTCACGCGCCCAGTTCGTCAGGTCCGACGATCCGAATCCTGAGTAGGCCAAATCTGCCACGCTCTCAGGCTTGTCGTCCTTACCCTTCGGCTTCGGGAAGTGATGGACAAGCACCAGGACAACACCTGTCTCCATCATAATCGGCTGGAGCAGGTGTCGGGTGAAGTTCGCGCATACCTCGATGTCCGACGGATTGCCGCCCATGTAGGAAAGCAGCGGATCGATGTAAACCAAGTCAGCCTTAGTCTTCCGAACGAGTCGCCGCAGCATCACGGCAAAGTCAGCACCCGTTCGAACCGTTTCGCGGAAGAAGAGCATGTTCGCATTCCGCAATCCTCGCTCCCAGCTCTCCTTGCCGAACGTCATCTGGGCCGCCCCCTTGAGTGCGTCATGCTGATCGGCGATGTCATTTTCCGCCTGAATGTAAACCACTTTTAGCGAACGGACGGGCCGGACGCCAAACCAAGATTCACCCGACGCCCATTTCAGACCCTGATACGCCGCCATCGAGCTTTTGCCGCAACCACTCTGGCCTACGAAGAGAAGCGATGAACCGCGTCGAATCCATCTGTCACCGATCAGATTGTCAGGATCGTTCTTAGGATCGTACTCGATGATGCTATCGAGCGTGAATTCCATCGGCAGATCTAAAGCATCCAGATCATCCTTGAACGCTTCCCAGTTCACCGCGCCGACATTGACGGCCAAGAGCTTCTGCTCAGCGCCATTACGCATCACACCAGGGAGGCGACTGAACCTGCTCGCATTCTTGTTCTTCGGATCGATTCCGATGCTCTCCAGATGCCGGTAAACGATGTCACGGCGCTCTGACCACTCTTCCTTGTTCGCCGCATCCACGCGCACCCAGCCGTGCAAGCTCTTGCCGCCTGAATCGATGACAACCGAAAGCGGTAGCTTCGACTCCTTCAATGCTGTCCACTGTTCGTCCTTCGACTTCTCGTCCATCTCAATCAGAACATGGCGATAGGCGGAGACACCAGAGTCTGAGCCGCTCTCGTCGAGACATGGGTTGATGCGGACGTAGGCGCCACGGCTGTCAGGACCGTTCCACATGGAACTAATTGGCGGCGTGAAGTGATTCTGAATCCATTCCTCGCGCTTGAGGAACGTACCCTTGGAGGCTGGCCTACTCCTGCCTTCCTCGTCGCTCACGATGTCGTTGCAGATGCAGACAACTTCATGCGGTTCGAAACAGGCTTTTAAGAAATCTATGGTTGAAAATCGGAAGTCTGATTGCGGAATTGCTTGGATCTTTCGCACCACGAACTTGCCGGTTGGAGACACCGGGGTGCCGCCCTGACCGATGCTTGAGTGTGACTCTAGAAGCCAGCCACGCGGCTTGTCGTGCGAGACTATCTGCGCCTGATTCAGCTTGTGGGCCAGTTCATTCGGTTTCCACGGAGGACTGCACTTCGTGTTGTATTCAGAGAGAAGCATCTCAGCTTCCGTTCTGGTCAGCTCAAATCCGTGAACGAGAGCGGTGGCAACAGCGAATGTCGCCCCGTGTCCGTTCTGACCTGCGATGGCTCCTGGTGTGGCTTTGACCCATGCTCTTGCACGGTCGAATTTCGATTGATTCATTAGATTCCAAGGTGTTTGCGCGCTATGTCGCCGCTCTTGCCGATGTCTGTGGTGGCAATCTGGCGAATGACCGACTTGTGTTCTTCCAACTTTCTGAAAAGGAGAGCCAGCTCTTTGGGTGTTATCAGGTACTTGCTCCAGTGCTGGATCTTGATGGAGCGATTCTGAAACTTCCCAAAGAGCTGCTCTTGTGCGGCGATGTAATGGTCAGGGTTTATCACCGGGGAGAACGGGTGTGAACTTGGCTTTGAATTCAGCTTTCGTTCGAACGTACACCTTTGATTTGCCCTCTCGCGTGTAGACCACGCCTGCCCATTTCGTTTCCCCGATCCGTATCTCTACGTCGTCGGAGATGACTTCAACCGATACCGACGGATTTCCTGAGTTTTTGTATTTCATCGTCTGTAAGCGTCTGGACCTGACCGGCGTCGTTTGAGTGCCATGGCGCATCAAGTGACTTGAGCCTCTTTGGCCTACTCATCCAACCCCGCAGGATAGCATACTCGACGAGCCTCGGAGCTTCCTTCAAGAGCTGTTCTCTGGAGATTTCAGTCGTTGTCATGGAAAGCGATTCGTTTGGCGACACCCCGTAGTTTGGAACGACGCATTCCAAGTTCCCCGCTATCGGATTCATCGGCGAATCCACGGCGAACGAGCCATTCCTTGTACTTCTTGTCGATGTAGGCGAAGTCGATCTTGGGCGTCGATTCGTCGGCTTCAGCGACGCGGACGATTCTGTGTGAGCTGTTCAGGTTCATAGGTCTTCTGTATGGTTTTGTATGCTTGTTGTGTTTCTTTGCAGTTGATGCACAGGTCGAGAAACTCTCCACCAACCGTGCATCCGCATCCAAGAGATTTTGCTAATTCCTTGGAAATCCATTTGTACTCGGCCAACTCCTCGCGGAGGTCGGCTTCGGTTTGAGCGTTCATTACTTTAGAACGAAGAGGATGAAGTACGCGCTGGTGATGACAACGCCCATTGCGAATGCGGCGACACACGCTTGTTTGAATTCCTCATTAGTTGGACGTTTGTTTTTGAAGAACTTCATGGGAGCGTTCATGCGTGAAACGGGCGAAATCCATCACAAGGGTTAAGATCGTTGAGAAGAAGCTCGGGCGTGAGAATGCGTTCGGTCAGGTCTGGATGGACACAAGGCTCATCGAAATCGATCCGAGACAGAGCGAGAAGGATCGAATCGACACGGTGATTCACGAACTGCTTCACCTTGCCAAGCCACACTGGTCGGAAGAACACGTTGTCCGAATTGCCACGTTTCTTGCTCGGGCGTTGTGGAAGGAGGGTTATCGTCGCATTCATCAACGTCCGCCTCCTTGAGCGTAATGGAGAATGAGCAGGGCGTCACAGTTCTTAAGCGTTACGTCGAGGTGAGGATACAGCTCCTGCGCCTTGGCCTTGAGCTTACGCTTCCACTCCGAATAATCCTTACACGATGCTTTACCGCCTAAGCCTAGAGGAGCCTGCCACACTTTGGGAGCAACTCTGTGAAGAGCGTATCCGTAAGCATAGGCAGCAGCTTCAACTCGACCGAGGTTTCTGTGAAGTACAGCCATCGACGAGCTTTTCGTCATGGGAGACACAAAGTTCGGAAGCTCCTCAATCCACAGTTCCGAATTGGCTACCTTGAGCTGATTGATCAGCGCGCAGATGTCGGGAAGTGATTCCGGCATCTTGAAGAGGACGATTCCGTCCGGTGTGTTGACTGCGAATCCACCGCCGACACCAGGGTCAACGGCAACGATGGGTTTGTTTGTTTTACTCATAATTTTAATAGCACAGAAGCGTTACATTTTCCGCCGCGATACGCACGGCGCTCTTGGTTTCACCGCCCTCGCTCCACTTCTCGACTTTCACACGACCCTTAACCCGCACCAGCGCGCCGCTCTCAATGGACAGGATCTTCTCAGCAACCTGTCCCCAGGATGACACCTCAAACTCGTCGTACTCCTCGCGGAAACGACCATCAGCGTCTGTCCAGTGGCGAGCGATTGAGATGACGCGACGGACCATCAATGCTCCGGTCTTCGTCTCTGTTTTGCGGCTGACCGTTCGAAATTCTCCGATCAAAAGTACCGTGTTCTCAGTGGGTGTTGGCGATGATTCGTTTGTCATTGGATGAAGACGCAACCTAGTTCTCGGTAGCATTTCATTCGCTTTTTCGCGTGAAACGCTCCGATGGGGTGGAACTTGTCAGAGAAGTCTACGATTGTCGCACAGTTTTTGGTTTCTGTTTTTCGCAATGCACGGCTCGCCCTCTGAATCGTCTTCTGCGACGACCGACCGCCGCTCACCATGATGAGCAGTTCGACATTCGGAAGATCAAGTCCTTCGTCGGCCAGACTTGTCGCAATCATGGTTCGCAGGTTGCCAGCCTTGAACTCTTCCATGTAAGCGCGTCGGTCCTTCTTCCCAATCTTGGAATGAACGAGCCGAGAATTCGGAATCCAGCTCTCGTACTCCTCGCCCAGCGTGATGCGCGGTATGAGGATCAGAGTCTGCATGTCGAGGTGTTCCAGCGCGTAATTCATGGCGTACCGATTGCGCTCGCGGTTCTGGCAGATGCCGATGTCCACAAGCGATTCCCAGGCGCACATGCGTTTCAATTCTTCGTCAGTTATCCGCATGTACCGACGCCGCGCGTTGAAGAGTCGGTCGATGTTGTCATCGATCTTCTGCTGGATGTTCAGGTCGGTGGCATCGCTGATTTCGAGGTAAGCGTCGGCCAATGAATCGCCGATGTCGCTGCGCTTGATTTCGTAAGTGCGGTTGTGGAAGAGCGTTCGTGTTACCGTGTTCCGGTCTGGATCGTCGCACCATGGCGTGGCATCGAAGCCATAACGCAGCCCGTTACAGGATTCGATAATGCGACGCCATCCGGCAGCAGGACTATGCTTTGCTTCGTCCACGATCAGCATGTCCTTCTTGCTGAAGTCCACCGACTCATGCGGACAACGGATATCCACAATCTCGTCAGGAACACCGGCGACGCGGAGTGATGTGCGCGCTTGCTGACATGTCTCGCGTGTTGGAGCGAGCCAGCCGAATCGCAAGACAGCCCCGTTCTTGTGGAAGTGCTTGATGATCGACGCGGCAATCCATGTCTTGCCACTGCCTGCGGGTGATATGATCAGGCCATCTCTAGTTTTGGCCCACTCGACTGCTTTCTTTTGGTATTCTCTTAGATTCATAATTTTAGGAAATTTATCCCTCCGACTACTGCTTCATAGCAGCCGGAGGGGTTTGTCCGCACCACACGGTACGAATCGCTACTGGGCGGTAGCGGCGCAGGGAGTCAACGGTTGCGTCGTATGTTGAGTTTCCATGTACTTCCTTAGCGCCTCCCGAGCGACAAATTGGATCTTGAGTCCGTTGCGGTTGCAGAACTCCTTGAGGTCGTCATGGAGCTGCGTGTCAATGGTGACGACTCGCGTCATCTTTTCTTTTTTCATGGGTATTCCGTAAGTCTCTTGATGTATCGGTTCCTCTCAGCCGGTTTGGCGTCGATCATGTACTGCAAAGCACCACAGGCGTTTAGGCTGGCGGTGTGTTCCCAGTCCTCCTTCTTGTCGTACAACTCATGCCACCGCTCGTTGGGTGCTACGATGACTTGTCCGGTTCGCTTGTGACGGAACACGAATGCTGCTGGTCCGATGGGGGTGTTCATTGTCAGAATTCTCTTAGGTGGTACACACGCTTCCGAAGCTCTGCGAGTTTAGCCTGCTTCTTTCCGATTCCGTAATGAACATCATACGATGTGGCGCACTTTCCATCTGGGGCATAAAACCGGCAGTAATTTTCAAGATAAACGATGCGCTCTGTCATTCGACGAATACGCCAGTTGCGATACCATTTGAGAG